TGCCCCGGTGCTGGTCATCCCACAGAGTAACGGCGGCATCGCCCCGACGTTCAATGTGATCCAGATGAACTATTCGAACCTGCACAAACTGCTTGGCGGTAGCCTGCATTATAAGAAAGAAGATTTGGAAAAGAAAACTCCGATCGGTTGGACAGCCCCGTCGGAGGTGCTTGTCATGCAGGGACCATGGGAACTCTCCCTCGTGTCCGGACAGAGCGTACTGATTCCCAACGCCACGCTACTTTCCAATCCTGCAGGCAAGCTGACCCTTACAGAAACCTCCAAGATAGAGGTTACGCTCGAAGTGGCGATGCCGGAGGACGGTTCGCAGCCTTACGGCGTGTTCGATACGGAAGCAATACCGGACGAGTGGGGGCAGTACAAGCTGCCGCCGGCGGAAGCCGCGGCTGCAGCATCGCTCCAAAGCGAGGAGGGCTAACGTATGGCTGACCGGCTGGAACAACTGATAGAGATGGAGTGTGCGGATGCGCTGCTGGACAGCGGCGTGTCCGTTCCTCTTAAAAGGTGGAAGCTTCCGTGGCTGAAACGCCCGGTGGAGGTGCGTGTGACGATGAAGCGTCCGAGGCTGTGGGGTCAGATTCTGCTGGCGAGGGAATACCTGAAGATGGGCGTTGCGCCCGGGTGGCAAGCAAAGGACAAGGTCGAGGAACTGGCCTTTGTAGCGGAACATGGTAAGGCTGTGAGCCGTCTGCTGGCCTATACGGTATGCCGGGGATACGTGTCGCGGCACGTGGGCATCGGGGTGACAGCGTGGGTACTGCGGAACTTTGTGGAGTGGCGTTATCTGACGGCCATGTTCCGAACATTCGAGCGTCTGATGGGCACGAAGGATTTTATGCGTATTATCAGCTCGACAGCGCGGGCGAACCCGATGACTCCGAGACTGAGCCAGGCAAGGAAGGGGAGTTAAGAACCCGGTATGAGGGTTCCCATAGCCCTTTCGGCTTCGTGTGGCAGATTGCATCGGCGACCGGCTGGAGCGTGGATTACATCCTTGATGGGGTGAATTACCAGACGCTGATCATGATGCTGAGCGACGCGCCGCGGTATGTGCGGAAAAAGCAAGGCGGCGGAAATGGTGCTCCCAGACCGGAACACAGCGCCGAGGATGAAGCGAACGATATAGTAGGATTTTTTCAAAGCAAACTGGAATGAGCAAACCTGTAGAAGTTGAATTTTTGATGAAGGACAAACTCACGCCCGGCATGAACAAGGCCGAGCGTGAGGCGCTGGAACTGCGTAATACCGTCAGGCTGCTGGAGGCTGAACTGGAAAGGCTGCGCCTTGCCGGGGAGACGGCTGCCCCCAATCTGGACCAGAGTGCCAATATCGCGCAGATCCATGCACTGGAGAAGCAGCTTGAGGAATTGCGCGGCAAACTGAAACTGCTGCAGGAGGAATCGGAATCCGTGCAGGTCACCCCTGCAGATGTACCCAACGCGCAGCGCCAGTTGGGCGGGCTTCACAACAGTATCCAGCAGATCGCCCGTGAAATGCCTTCTTTGGCCATGGGACCGCAGATGTTCTTCCTGGCAATCAGCAACAACCTGCCGATTTTTACGGACGAACTGGCCCGTGCCCGCAAGGAATACGATGAGCTGCAGAAGTCCGGCAAGAAGGGCACACCGGTATGGAAGCAGGTCCTGTCCTCACTTTTTTCCTGGCAGACGGCCATGACCACCGGCATCATGCTGCTGGTAATGTACGGTGATGAAATCTGGGATTGGACGAAAAACCTGTTCAGTGCCAAAAAAGGCGTGGATGAATTCAACATATCACTCAAGGAAATGACCGAGATAGAGAAGGACGGCCGTGCCCAGATGGTGCGTACCCGCTTCGAACTGAAATCGGTCATCGATGAAATAAAGAACTTCACCGGCAGCAAGGAACAGGAAAAGGCGAAGGTGGAGGAACTGAACCGCAAGTACGGGGAATCTTTCGGGTATTATAAAACACTTTCCGAATGGTATGATACCCTTATCCAAAAGAGCGAGGACTATGTACAGGTTCTGCTGCACCAGGCCAATGTCCAGAACCTTGTAAAAAAAGCTGCAGAAGCCGATGAAGAGGTGAATAAAATCAAGGCGCAGAAACCGGAAGAGGCGGAAAGCGCCATGGGTTTTTTCGGGAAATGGGGACAATATATCATGCAGTCAAGCATGGCAGAATCCGGGCAGTTCTATGACGCACAGGCTGCCATCAAGAAACATGATCAGGAAGCTTATGACGTACTGTTGAAAAATGCCGAAAACAAACGTGACGGTTATCTGAAAAAAGCGGAGGAAGAGGTAAAGAAAGCCGCAGAAGCAGCCAAAAAAGGAAATATCGGTGGGCATATCGACCCCAAGCAGTCCGGGAAGAATCCGGAAGCGGAAGCCAAGCAACGGCTTGCCACAGAGCGTAGGCTGGCGCAGGATCTTGCCGCCCTGCAGGCTGAAAACCGGAAGGAAGAGATAGACCGCATGCAAGCCGGTACCGAGAAGAAACTGGCACAAATCGAATATGACTATAACGCCCGGAAAGAAGAGATAAACCGGCAGGAAGCCGACTGGAAGCGTGAGAACAAGGAAGCCGGTCTTTCTACCGGAGATAACGGACTTACCCGGGAGCAACAGGATGAACTTGAAAAAGCCCGTGCCTCAAACACCGAGTCAAGGAAAAAAGCGGAGGCGGACGTGTACAGGGAAGAGGCGGAAGCCATGCGTGACTATCTGAAGGAATACGGGACCTTCCAGCAGCAGAAACTGGCCATCGCTGAAGAATATGCCGAGAAAATCCGCAAGGCACAGTCCCAGGGCGAAAGACTGACTTTGGAAAAGCAGCGTGATGCGGCTGTGCACAAAGTGGACATGGAATCCCTTACCCAGAAGATAGACTGGGGAGCAGCGTTCGGGGATTTAACCGGCTTGCTTGCAGACCAGATGAAGAATCTGCTTGGCGAACTTAAGCAGTATGTCAAGACGGATGAGTTCAAAAAATCAGGAGCAGCGGATCAGCAGGTCGTTTACGATGCCATTGAACGTATTCAAAGCATGCTCCCCGGTGGCAACGGCACATTGGATTTTGCCCGGCTGCAAACGCAGATGCACGCTTTGGGGGATGCCGTAACACGTGTGCAAAATGCAGAACTGCAGCAGGAAGCGGCATTCATCCGGTTGAAAGCGGCGCAGGCCGATTACAACAAGGCTCTTGAAAGCGGTAACCAGGAAGAAATAGAACGTACCCAAATTGCTCTTCAAACGGCTCAATCGTCCAGCGTTTCAGCTGACGAAGAATACCTGAACGCCACCTCTGAAATGAAGGCGCTTGCCGGGGAGGTGAAAAGTGCCTCCCGGGACACGGTTGACGGATTGAACATGGTATCCAACGGGTTGCACGGCTTTGCGAGCGGAACCTTGCAGGGATCATTTGAAGGAATCCAGAACATGCTTACCGGTCTTTCAAAACTGAATATCGGAGGCAAGGTCGGCGATGCCATCAGCCGGATGTCCGAAACCCTGTCAAGTGCCGGAGTCATCGGGCAGATCATATCGGCCATTCTCTCCATACTGGATTTGCTGAAAGACGGTATTGGTCCGATTATCTCATCATTGATAGACACCATTTTCAATGCGATAACCGGAATACTCGACAATATCCTCAGCGGAGACCTGTTCAAACAGATAGGCGGTTCCCTTGTGAAAGGTATCGGGGGATTGCTGAACACGGTGTCTTTCGGAGGTTTCAACAAACTGTTCGGCATCGGCGGGAACGCCAAGGAAGTGCAGGCGGCTATAGACCGTCTTACAGACCGGAACGAGCTGCTGCAGACCTCGATAGAGGATCTGACCGACACCATCAAGCAGAGCCAGGGGACGAAGAGTGTGGCGGCTTACCGCGACGCGTACAAGATGCAGCAGGAAACGAATTCGAACTACCTGCAGATGGCTATGGCGCAAGCCGGCTACCACGGAAGTCACCACAGCTGGAACTACTACTGGGGCGGTTTCAACCAGGCACAGATAGACAAACTGAGCGGACAGATCGGCCGCCAGTGGGACGGGAACCTGTGGAGCCTGAGCCCGGAGGAAATGAAGGCACTGCGCAGCAACGTGGATATGTGGACGCAAATCCAGAATACCGGTAAGGGAGGCTATGGCGGGCGACTGACCGAGAAACTGGATGACTACATAGACCAGGCCGGCAAGCTGGAGGAACTGACCGACCAGCTGTATGAAGGGCTGACGGGCATTTCGTTCGACGGTATGTACAGCAGCTTCATCGACAACCTGATGAACATGAAGTACGGTGCCAAGGATGCGGCGGAGGATATATCCGAGTACTTCATGCGGGCGATGCTGAGCAACAAGATCGGTGAGATGTACAGCGACAAACTGAAAGGCTGGTGGGAGAAGTTTGGCAAGGCCATGGAGGACAACGAACTGACCGAGGCGGAACGGAACGCGCTGATGGAAGAGTACATGCAGTATATGGATGAAGCCCTTGCCCTGCGTGACAACCTGGCGGCAGCCACCGGTTATGACAAGACGCAGCAGGGCGGTACGAGCCAAAGTGCGAAAGCGGGCGGCTTTACGGCCATGACGCAGGACCAGGGCACGAAACTGGAGGGCATGTTCACCGGCGGGCTGCAGCACTGGAGCAGCATGGACGACCGGCTGGAAAGCGTGGTGGAGAAGATGGACACGGCGGAAGGGCATCTGGCACGGATAGCCGAGAACACCGGTGTGAGCGCCGGACACCTGGGCGAACTGAAGGAAGTGATAAAGAAAATGATACGTGACGGACTAAAAGTGAAGTGATATGGCTGATATATTGAGCGGACTGGTGCTGGTGAACGGCACGGACATCTGGACGGAATACGGTGTGTTTCTGGTGGAAGACCGGCGCGGCGGCATGGAGAACCTGACGGCCATCCTGACCCCGAGCAGGGCAAAGAAGGATACGGCCGTGGACATACGGGAGGAGCACGGGGAGAAATACAGCGCCGTGCTGACCCCACGGAATGAGGCGCGGGACGTGACACTGCACTTTGCCCTATACAACAAGACCCGGACAGGCTGGATGAAGCGGTACTTTGCATTTGTGAATTTTCTGAAACAGGGAAAGGACGGCTGGCTGGAGATCCGTTTCCCCCAGCTGGACCTGCAGCTGAGGGTGAAGTATGCCGACTGCACGAAGTTTACCCCGCTGACCTATCTGTGGACGGAAGGCGTGCATGCGGGAAAGTTCCGGGTGAAGTTCAGGGAACCGAAACCTATTATATAACCATTAAAACGCTATTGGAATATGCTTATAACGATATATGACAAAGCCGGGACCAAGCGTGCGGACGTGGCTGTGAACGACAGCTCGACGCAAAGCAAGGAGGTGCAGGGAGACAATGTGCTTTCCCTGTCGTTCAGCTACTATGACTTCCTGCCCCTGGACGTGAACGACTACACGGACTATCTGGGCGAGCGGTACTGGCTGACGGAACGCTACACGCCGAAGCAGGTGAACGAGGGTGAGTGGGACTATGACCTGAAGCTGTACGGTGTGGAGAGCCTTATCAAGCGGTTTCTGGTGCTGGAGACAACGGACGGGGACACGAACCCACTGTTTACACTGACGGCCACGCCCCGCGAGCATGTGGCGATGGTGGTGAAGGCTATAAATGACGGAATGGGCCACATAACAGACTGGAAGGTGGGTACGGTGGAAGGTACGGAGCTGATAACGATAGACTACGAGGGCATGTACTGCGACGAAGCGCTGAAAGCCATCGCTGAAAAAGCCGGCGGCAAGGTGGAATGGTGGATTGAGGGGCAGACGGTGAACGTGTGCCGCTGCGAACACGGGGAAGAAATCACCCTGGGCTACGGCAAGGGGCTGACCTCGCTGGAAAGAGACACCGGCAACACGGCCAAGTTCTATACGCGCCTGTTCCCGATAGGCTCGACCCGCAACATCGATGCGGAGAAATACGGCAGCCCGCGTCTGATGCTTCCCGGCGGCAGGAAGTACATCGAGCAGGGCGTGGAGGAATATGGCATCTATGACCATTACGAGCAGGATGCTTTCAGCGGCATCTTCCCCCGTCGGGTCGGTACGGTGAGCTCGGTTCGCAGCGAGGAGGTGGCAGACGATGAAGGAAACAAATTCACCGTCTATTATTTCCGGGACGGGGAACTGGACTTTGACCCTAACCTGTACGAGCTGGCCGGAGAAACCAAACGTGTGTCGTTCCAGACGGGCGACCTTGCCGGACTGGGAGAAAGCGATGACCACTACTTTGAGGTGAACTACGACAGCGCGGCACGTGAATTCGAACTGATCACCATCTGGCCCTACGATGACGACACCCAGCTGCCGGGCGGCAAGCTGGTGCCCCGAGCAGGCGACACCTATATCCTGTGGAATATCCGGATGCCGGATGAGTATTACCGGCTGGCCGAAGAGGAGTTTGCGGTTGCGGTGGACGAGTACAACCGGGACCACTGGCTGGACATTGCCGCCTACAAAGCCCCGACAGACCCGGTATACATCGAGGAGCACGGCATAGACCTGTTTGTGGGCAGACGGGTGAAGCTGGAGAGCCGGAAGTATTTCCCGGAAAAAGGCTACCGTCAGAGCCGTATCACCAAGATCAGCCGCAAGGTGAACGAACCCGGGCAGATGGACATCGAGATAAGCGATGCGCTGCAGGTGGGCAAGTTCGACAAGGTGACGGACAGCATCGGTGCGCTGAAAAGCTATACGAAATCAAAGACGGAAGGCGCTGCCCTTCCGGACATCATACGAAGCTGGGACAAGACGCTGCCCACGGACAACAACCTGTTTTCCGCCCGGCGCAGCCAGAAAGAGTTCCTGAGCAAGAACCAGCCGGACACAGCCAAAGAGTCCATCCGCTTCCTGAAGGGTGTGAGCTTTGGCGAGGCTGCTGGCGGCAAGCCCTGCGGCATCGTGGATGGTGAGGGCAATGCCGAATACTTGACTGCCGTGATCCGCGAACTGCTGCGCAGCACGGAGTTTGTGGACGGGCTGACCGGTGAGGGCTGGCAGCTGTGGATTGACCAGCTGACCGGACTGACAAACCTGACGGTGGACAAAGTGACTGCCCGGCAAAGCCTGGTGGCGCTGGAACTGCTGATCGAGAAGGTGCGCAGCGTGTGCGGCCAGCTGGTGGTGTCCGCTGCCAACGGCAAGATCAAGGACGTGGTGAAGCAGGGCGACAACTACCGCATCGTGTTTGAGCAGGAATCGGGCTTTGTGGCCCATGACCTGATGCGCTGTGCGGTTACGGGTGGTAAGAAACTAAAAGCATACTGGGTGGAGGTGGCTTCGGTGATAGCCGGCGGTGTACTGGTCCCGGTAAGCGAGTTTGGCGGGGTGAAGCCGGAGGCAGGCGATGAGTGCGTGCTGATGGGCAACACCGAAACCCCGCTCCGGCAGAACCTTATATCCATTGCGGCCACGGAGGACGGACAGCCCCGTATCGACATTCTGGACGGTGTGAAGGCCAAGAACTTCAACGGCTGCCTTCGTTGCCGGCTGGGTAAGCTGGACGGCATCAGGAGCAGCGCTTTCCCGGCAGACAAACAGCCGAAAGGAAACGGCCTGTATGCCGACAACGTGTGGCTGAAGGGTACGTTCGTGTTGATGACGGGCGAGGA